GTTTAACATCCGCGGGTGATATTGACATTGCAGCTACAAAACAAATTGATTACGCTGGCGACGTTTTACTTAAATCGTCTGCAGGTGCAGTAGCATCTTTGAAAGTAACGAACGCGGTAAAACTTGATCCGGTTCCATTTGCATCAGCTACGGTTCCAGTAGCTATGACCGCTAATTCATCGGGTGGAAATACCGCATCCGCGGGTTATGGTTCCACAAACGCGTGGAAGGCATTTGATGGAAGTGATAGTACAACATACACCGGTGAAACGTGGGCGTATAATCCTTCGACCGATTCTTACAATAGTACTAACTCTTTAGGTGGTATAAGTGGTGACTGGTTAAAAATTCAACTCGCGAGTGCTATCATACCAATATCGGTATTTTTAAAGTCGGTTTCCATTCCAAACTCCGACGCGTCAGGTCGTCCGGATGAATGGCGTATTTTGGGAAGTAATGACGATACAAATTGGACACAAATACACTCTTCTACAACAGAAGTAACTAATACAGGTACTACAGAGTCTTTTATCAATACAACAGCCTATTCATACATTGCTATTGTTGTTACTAGTATAACACAACCTGGTATGGGGGGTTACCACTGGGCATTGTCACGTCTTTCATTCACAGCATCACCACCACCTTCGAATAACGTTTTATCGTTCAACACAACAACAGGTGAAATCTACGATTCGGGGGGACAGGGTGGGTCTAGTTTAGATAACATACACGAAGAAGGTTCAAATGTAGCAATTGGTCCATCAGCGGCATCTGCAAATCTTACAATAAACACGTACGGGTCTAATGTACTCACGGTTTCAGGTAATGTTTCAGCGGATAACATTACCATAGGTACTTTACACGTCTCCGCATCACCTTTTGCATTAGATGATGTCGTGAGTGTTAATGCAGGTGCAAATGTTACGTCAAACGTTATTCAGTTTACGGGTCCACATTCAAGTTATAACTCGGATAATGCGTTTGTTACGACAAATAGTATTAAAATAGGTTCAAATGTAAATGTTACAGGTAATTTAATATCACAAAATATTCAGCTTACAAATCCAGGTATAACCGCAACAATGTCATCGACAGATACAATAACTATAGATGCTAAAAATAAAAGTTATGGTACAGGACCACTTGTTCAACTTGCAGGCGATTTAAATAGTTTCGTCTATTCAAATCTTATAGACGGTGCTCAGGTAGTCATACCTATATTTGCATCAGGTGCAGATAGAAAAATATCAAAAAATCTTACAAATGTAAACTGGTACGTTCAGACCAGCGACCTCACTATAAAACAAAACGATCACGGACTCATGACATTGTCAAATGTTGCAGGTAATGTATATATGAATTCAATATCTTTTACACAAAATTAATAAATTAAATAAATCAGAACACACTTTTATATTATATATGGGCTTAAAAATAAAAAACCTTAGTATAATATAAAATATGTCTGGAGGTATTGCTCAACTCGTTGCAATCGGTGCCCAAGATGCGCATCTCGTAGGTCAACCTGAAGTTTCTTTTTTCAGGTCCAACTACAAACGTCACACAAACTTCGCCCAAACTGTCGAAAGACAAACTATCCAGGGCAACCCAGCTCGAGCTGGTATGTCAACTATCCGATTCGAAAGAAAAGGTGATATGCTCGGTTACGTCTATATCGCTAATAGAGCGGGTAATGTCACGGCTTGGAATGAAAATGTCGCCAAGGTTGAACTTTTGATCGGTGGTCAAGTCATCGACGAACAAGATTATGCATTCTCCACCTCTCTTGCACCAACAGTTATGAACCAAACGTACTCGAAAGCTAAATATACAGCGGAAAAATTCTACCCACTCAGGTTTTCGTTTTGCGAAAATGTTCAATCTGCTATCCCATTAGTCGCACTTCAATATCACGATGTTGAATTGAGAATTACGTGGGCCGATAGTGCCAGTATTGTCGGAGACCTCGAAGTGTATGCTCAATTTCTTCACCTCGATACAGATGAACGCACGGCACTTTCAAACGCACCACAAAACATGCTTATCACACAAACACAAAAGGCAATTGCATCGCTCAATAAAATCCAGGAACTCAGCTTCAATCACCCAATGAAATATTTGGTCGCTGTGAACGGTCAATCTGCATCCGATAAAGTCAAGCTCCAAATTAATGGTACGGATGTTTCGGACGCGAAACCAGTTATCCCTCACCACACCTCAGTACCAGTGTATTACCATACACAGGCTGCGGATGTTGTTGAGAACATCTTATTGGTTCCATTCTGTCTCGACACTGCTAAACTCCAACCAACGGGTTCGCTCAACTTCAGTAGACTCGATTCCGCGAGACTCGTTTCCGATAACTCGACGTTTGATAATACTATCTACGCCGTGAACTACAACATCCTCCGTATCGAAAATGGTATGGGTGGTTTGATGTACTCTAACTAATTCAATTTTTATAGCCACTTAATATAAATGTTCTGGCAACTAGTTTTTATCACGGCTTTTATATTTATAATTACTTACGATCCCAAGTCCGGAACTTTGAATCATCTCGTCGACTCTAAAAAACAAGAACCCACTCAGAATTCTGAGTGTAAAGAGGGACATTACCAGGAGATTCAATTTGCTCAAATGGGGTATGATTGCCCAAAAGAAAACGGTGTTCAGATGGGTGCGATTATACATACTTAAAAAATTAACTCTACATTTTAATATTATATAATGTTTACCTTTGATCGAGATATCGTCACAATAATAGCTGTAATCGTATGTATTGTAGCCACTGCATATATGTACAAGGAACTCAAGAAAACCAACGAAGAAATGGAAGGTGTAAAGGGATTTAATGGAAAACTTGTTTCATTTTTATCCAGGCCCAAACCATCCCCTTTTACTGAACCAGAGTCAGAAAAAGAAAACGCTTTACAAACCCAAGTCGAAGAAAAGAACCTTGAAAATCAAGATTCCGAGGAAGATTCATCAGAATAATCATCTCATATAATTATAACTTGCTAATGAGCAATGAAGAAATACAAGTCTATAGCTGTACCCGTAACGTTTACGGGTGATAAACCCAAGTTTCTCACTGTCCGAGACCGACGATTTAAAGATTGGATTTTCGTTACCGGAGGGTGTAGGCGAAGAGAAATAGTAAATCCAATACGATGTGCTTTGAGAGAACTAGAAGAGGAAACAAGGGGAGTCATTTCTCTCAAAAAAGGTCAGTATTCAGATTTCAAATTCATAGTTAAAGAAAGTCCCGGCGTTGATTTAGAATACAACGTCTTTATATTTTTCGTAGATTATACACCACAACAACAAACCGAACTTGTCAGAAAATTCAACGATGAGAAACAAAAAACAAATCTTAAAAAAATACAAAAACAACCATATAAACGAACTTACGATGAAAATGATTTTATGAATTTTGAAACATTAACAGAATTCAATACAAAAAAACAATGGGATAGAATAGTTAAAAACGTTCTCAATAACCCAGAGTTTTATGCATGCATAACTTCTCTCAATAGAAAAACCTTCTCTATTAAATAATGAAGTCCAAAGCTTACATACTCTCACAAATTTCACATCTTCTCGTTGAAAGACATGGTTATACAAAGGAAAAAGCAGATAGGTACGCAGAATTACACAAAGAAGATAAAGTTTATGAACTTCTTGTTTTAAAAAAGAATTTATCAGAAGAAGAAGAATATCCAGAAATATCATATAGAAAATCAATTTGGAGACATCACTACGATAGTGATTAATTAAATCAATATAAAAAAATAAAACTATTACTTGGTAAGTAAACCATGTTTAAAACATGGTGTAAAGAACAGGGGTTCTGGAACAATACCAATGTATCACATGTGCTCATGGATGGAGGTGTCCTTTCAGTGCCATTTGATAGATTGAATGATTTCTATATTAAATACACAGATTCCTATAATTCAGGGGAAAAAATATTCGTGGTCGAACAGAAAAGTGAAAATTATAACTTTTTTGTGGATATCGATTACAAGGATGAGGATGAAATTGAATTTTCAGAACTCGAAAACTATTGTAAAATAATATGCGAAAGAGTTAAAAAATTGGGAGGTAAAGAAGCACTCATTTCCGTAGCTCAACCGAAAAAAGTAGGTCATCTAATTAAGACGGGTATTCACATAAATTGGCCAGATTTTATCGTAAATCAGTCATCAGCTTTAGCAATACGAGAAATTCTAGTACGAATAATGAACGAGTATTACGGTTCAAGAAATTGGAATGATATAATCGATGAAGCTGTTTACGGAAGTTTAAAACGAAAAGCCAAAGGAAGTGGATTTCGGATGCCATGGTCACATAAAAAGGGAAAACATGACGAGTGTTCCGGTAAAGGGTGTGTAGAATGTAATTACACGGGAAAAGTAACACAAAGTGAATACAAACCAATATTTATATACAGGTACGGTCCATTTCAATTACTCGAAACTATAGATGGTCAGGTCGCAGATGTTAAAATAATGAACATGGCTACTTTACGTACAGAGAGAGACGATCCCGTCATAATAGAAAATAAATATTCGAAACAACCAGAAGGGTCTTTTACAAACGCACAAATAAAAAACGAATTCAAGGATCAGGAAGCTATTAGTCTTGTAGAAGAATTTGTAAGAAAAAATTTAGAAGGTCAAAATTTATCGAGGGTAACAAAAATTTATGAAAATAAAAACCAGTTTCTCGTTTCAACGAATTCATTTTATTGTGAAAATAAAAAGTGTAACCATAATTCTAATCACGTATGGTTTCATATATTAGGAGATACTATAGCACAAAAATGCTTTTCGACTACCGATACAATGAGACATTTTGGTTTTTGTAAAGATTTCACAGGAAAAAGACATCAACTCTCGTCTAAAATTACGAATATATTATACAAGGACGGTAAAGTTGAAAAATATAAACCAAAAAACAGTGTTAAAAAGACAGAACCCGATGATTTTGAACAAACTATTGAATTATTGAATCTTTTCATAAACAAAAACGTTTTCAAAAACAAAAATCTTAAAATAAAAAAGATAGAAACTAAAAACACGAAAAAACATGATGTTTTAACATCGTACTCATGTGAAAAATGTATAAGTAATGTAAATTTTGAAATAGAAAATAAATTACTTATACAAAAATGTAAATGTAAATCACCACCCAAACATATATTAACCAATAAAATATTACAATCTTTATAAAAATGTTAGTTTTGATAATAACGAGTAAAATACTTAAAAGAAATGTGTTAATACTAATTAAAGCATGTCTATAGCTCGAAAAACACGCTCAGGACGATTATCAAAAGTACCAGAAAGATTAGAATTATTCGAAGAAATAGAAGACGATTTCAAGGACGATGAATATGATACAGAAGATGATCTTCTTCAAACAGACGATGAAGATATATGTTCAGATGACGAAGAATCCGAATGTGATTCAGATGAAGATGAAAATGGTAATTTGAAAGGATTTGTTGTTAATGATGAAGAAGACGACGAAAACGACGAAGAATCTTCCGAGGATGAAGAATATTCAGACGATGAGTAATATCGAGCTTAAAAAAAAGAGTTTAATTTATATAAATGGAAGCCGAAGTTGGAACACCTATTGAATATAACCCAGGAGAGTTTTTAAACAAGGATAACGACTTACATGAACAGGAACCAGAAAATAATGAACAATACTATGTTCAACCACAACAGCCAATGTATACACAACAGTTAATACACCCGGAAAAACAAGATATATTTTCTAATTTAGATAAAACAGGGTACGTTATTATATTTGTTGCATTTTTATTAGGGTTTTTTATGGGTAAGACTATGCAACCTGTTATTTTAAGACCTGGATAAAATTTTACCTCCTATCCAATATACAGTCGACGGGGTTTGTTGACCCATAAATTCACCAATTTCACCATATGATGATTCAGTAAAATAAGATCTACTCGTAACTAGTGGATCATCAAATGTATTTTTCATAACTTCAGATGCAGTTACTTCGTCATATGTCGCTTTAGAATCACTAGATGTTTTTTCTAATTTATTTTTTTGGTTATTATACAATCTCAAAAATAAAGTTAATACAAATATCAAAATAAGAATGGTGATTATATTCAATATAATACTCAACATACTTACATTTATGTAACAAATTTAATTTACACCTGTTCATTTTCTTTATCATCAGACGTTACTTCCTCTTCACCATCGTCTTCAGTTTCTTTCACCTGACCTTCAGTAGAATTTTCAACAACCACTTTCTTCGATTCTTCCTCCATCTCCATTTCTTCTTTCTCAATTTTTTCCTTGAGTTCAGCCTCGCGCTTAACTCTAATCGTTTCCATTTCTTTAGCAACAATCTCATCAGCTTCCTTAACCAAATCTTCCATATCAGCGTCTGGTTTTTCTTTTTGGAGGCGTTCCAAAACTTCACCCGGATGGCTCACTGGAGTTTCATCGGGTTTGGTATAAAACTTGGAATTCTCGTCTCCACCTTTAAAGTACGTATCAGTTCCCGGAGCCTTAACAGCCATCATATCCGTTTTACGTTGCGAAAACATGGCAGCGGCTTGAGCTTGATTTTCTTTGTACCCCGTTATGAGTTCCTCGAGCTTTTCATCCGTGTAATGTACATCTTCAATTTGCGTCGGGTCAGGTGGAATCAATAGCCATTTATACATATCGACGACATAAATATCAAAAGTTGCGTCTTCCTTTTGAAGACGTTTAGCATGAGAAGCAGCTTCTTCACGCGTATTAAAAGCACCCCTAATTTTAATTCCAAACTTTTCATTCTTTTGTGGCGCTTCCGGTCCCACTACAGAAAGACAGGCGTAAAGTTGACCTGGTACGGTTGTGTAATCTTGTTCAAGAGACATTGTTTATATGTAATTACATATACTTAAAACTTTAAGTATATGAAATTGTAAAGAATGTATTGGAAAAAACAGCCTGTGACAAAAGAAGAAGTAATAGAAACAAAACAGGGGGAAATAGATTCATCAGACAACCTTAAACTTGAAAAAAACGCGTTACCAGAAGGGTATGAGTGGGATTCGTGTTATTTAGAAGAATTGTGTATGTTTCTTAAAAAATATTATATACGAGATTCACATTATGCGTTCGATTATCCACTTGGATTATTAAAATTGGCAACTGATGAAAAATTCACAATATCTATACGTAATACCGAAACTAAAATCATGCACGGGTGTATTACAGGTGTTCCTTCAACCGTAAATGTAAACGGAACGTCATTAAAAATGATTCAGATAAACTTTTTATGTGTAGATAACGATTCGCGTTCAAAAGGATTTGGACCTTTACTCATAAACGAAATATCACGTCGTGCTCGAGAATATAATATTAGACAAGCTGTATACACTATAGTTAAACGTGTATCTCCACCACTAACAGAAGTACGCTATTGGCACAGACTTATAAACGTAAAAAAACTAAATTCTATAGGGTTTTCAAAGGCACGCGAACTACCAAATTTAATATTAGGATCATCGAGATTTAGGGAAATGACCAAAGAAGATATCCCACGCGTTACACGAATGTTACAAAAATACCTTCTTAAATTTAAATTGTATATTGAAATTGATGAAAAATATGTTGAAACATGGTTATTACCACGTAAAGATGTTATGTATTCCTATATAAGCGATACTACCGATCAGTTTCTTTCTTTTTATAGTATACCTTACGTACACGTAGAATCTGGGATTGTAGTAAAACAGGCATACACGTTTTATAACGTAGGAAACTGTTTGAAAGATGCGATAATAATGGCACGCAATAGAGGTTTCGATGTTTACAATTGTACAGATATAAGTGTAAGCGAAGAAGAACTCGTTTTGAATAGATTTATGAAAGGTACGGGTATAAATAATTATTATTTATATAATTGGAATGTTGGTGAAAAAATAATACCAAGGGATATTGGATTTACATTAGTTTAAGGTTTCCATTTAAGAAACGATGGTAAAGCGGCTAAACCACCGAGTACTATAACAGTGTCTATGAAAAGGACTTTATTCTTAATTTCGGGACACCAATTCTTATACTTGATGATCTGTTCTGAATCTTGAGGTTTTATCCAGTGGTAAAACATGGCGAGGTATGTTGGACCGAGGTTTCTTTCGCAAAGGAACCAGTGATCGTAGTAGGCGAGTGCTACATAAGGTACATATAAGAGTACTAGAAGGACCCACTTATTTCTATGAGGCAAAAACCAGTAACCACCTGATAATGCTAACGTAAACCATATACACTTCCAATTTGCGACGGGTTGAGTATTATCACACTTTTTATCTTCGATTTCCATTTCTACTTGTATTTCTAAAATGAACCGAGATAAAATTTTGGAATGGTTTGTTCATGTTTTTCATAATATTACGTTTAAGATCAGTTAATGTTAATAAATTTTCTAATAAATGAATAATTTGGTTAAAATTATTTTTAAGCTTTTTTGTTATTATTTGTTTTATTTTTCTTTTCTTCCTTTCTTTGTTTTAATCTCATTTTCGCATTTTTCAATTTTTTTTCGGTCTCTTCACGTAACGTTCTCAATTCTTTCAATTTTTTTTCGTACTCTGTTTTAGCCCTAGCATTCTCCATTTTCATCTGCTTTAACGCCCTATCATTCTCCATTTTCATCTGCTTTAACGCATTTGCTAAAGATATTGTTTTCAATTTTTTATTGGAAACTTGGTTAAAATTTTGTAACAAGTTTCGTTCGGTTCGCCAATCTGGACGAGGGGAATAATTGGAATTGGAATTAGATGACATTTATATAGTCTGATATTTTTACCTTAGTAAACCATTTAAAAAGAAAAAATTAAGTTAAATAAATGGAGGAGATACGTAAGTACCATAACGAGTCTAAGCGTCTCCTCATCCAATCGGCTACCCGCGAAGGCGACAGTATTTTGGATGTAGGATGTGGATTCGGTGGTGATCTCCAAAAGTGGAAACACGCCGGGGCTAATATAAGCATGTGTGAACCAAACCCAGACTCACTTAAGGAGGCTAAGTCGCGCGCAAAGAACATGAAAATACGCGTCAATTTTTATGAAGGTGATATATTCGCGTGTCCACAAAGGAAATACGACGTCGTATGTTATAACTTTGCGTTACACTATATATTCGAATCACCCAAGTTATTCGAGACGTCTTTATTAGCAATTAAAAATAGACTTAAACCCGGGGGTCAATTCATAGGGATCATACCAAATTCCGATAAGATTATCATGAACACGCCCGTAAAAGATGAGTTAGGGAACTACTTTCTAATGAAACATACGAGTTCGGGGAACTTTGGGGAAAAGTTATACGTTCATTTAGCCGATACGCCGTATTATGCCGACGGACCAAAAGTCGAACCTATCGCGCATAAAGATATGTTATTCACGCGAATGGAAAATTTGGGGTTTACTTTAACACTGTGGGAAGATCTTAAAGGGAACCCGGTTTCGGATTTGTATAGTAAATTTAGGTTTGTGTATAAGAAATGATTAGTTTCTGTTAGTACGTCTACTCTGAGCGGCGTTACCCGCCTTTTTTCTTATCGTGTTTGGTTTGTTCGGTGTTTTTGGTATGTTATTTAATTTCATCTTGTTTAGGTTTTTCACGAGAGTGTTCGGTGTGTTTGGTTTATTTGGTTTTACAAACTTGACGAAATTTAAGTTTCTTCTAAATAATGGTTGTCGTGTAAATGGATTTGAAACGATATTTGTGTTTGGGTTAAGACTGTATAAAGTGTTAATATTAGTGATATTAGTATTTTTATTTTTCGTTTTTATCCAGTTTAGAAGTGATTTTTCAGTTAAGTACCTATTGTATCCGAGGTTTAAGGCATTATTACCGACACTAAAATTATACCCAGATATAGGATCGTTACGATTAGTGTTTAGGGGTACGTTTCTACGTTGTACAGGTCTAAGTGGTATATGTTCAAAACGTGTCCAACTACTCTTAGTAATGCTTAAACCAGATCGATGAAGTGATTTTGGTATAATTCTAAGGTTTGGGTTACTATGTATATAAATGGAGCTTAGGTTTGGAAGACGACCGATCTCATCTGGTAACGAGGTTAACTTATTAAAGCCTAAAAGAATTGCCTCGAGTTTTGTAAGCTTACCGATCTCTTTTGGTATAGATGTTAATTTATTAGCAGCCAATCCAAGAAACGTAAGATTTTTAAGGTTGCCGATTTGTGGTGGTAACGAGTTTAATTGATTATCAGACAATTTAAGTGTGTCAAGTTTTGTAAGTTTACCGATTGATTCTGGTAACGAGTTTAATTTATTATCTCCCGAACCAAAAAACTCAAGTTTTTTAAGGTTACCAATAGATGATGGTAACGAGTTTAAAATATTACCCTCCGACTCAAGTACCTGTAGATTTTTAAGGTTACCAATAGATGATGGTAACAAGTTTAAACGATTACTACTCATCGTAAGTACCTGTAGATTTTTAAGGTTACCAATAGATGTTGGTATTGAGGTTAAATCATTACTGTTCAAATTAAGATGCGTAAGTTTTTTAAGGTTACCAATAGATGATGGTAATGAGTTTAAATCATTCCCGGCCAAAATAAGTTCCTCTAGTTTTTTAAGTTTACCAATAGATGATGGTAAATTGGTTAAGTTTCTATTTTCTAGATCAAGACCTGTAATATTCATGTTCCTAACACCGAGGTTACGAAGTTCCTGGGGAACATTGGAGTTACTCATATACCTTTACTTGATATTTTTATATAGGTTTATGGTAAGATGATACTCGCTATACTTCTACTTATCATAAACGTGTATATATACATGAGTACGAAACAAAACGAAAAGGTAAAAGAAGTACGGGAAAAATATAGAATTCTCAGGGAACATATACAAACAACTGGACATAGTGAGTTTAAAGTTTTACGTCACGAAGTACCATTAACAATGTATCACAGGACAAATGGACACATTGGGTATAACACGAATAAAGGTAATGAAATTGGTTTATGCTTAGACGGTGATACGAACGAAATATTCCACGTATTAATACACGAACTCGCACACTCAACGGTCGATGAGTATTCACACAGTAAAGATTATTGGACAAATTTCAAAAAATTGAGAGATATGTGCGTCCAACTCGGAATCTATAAAGAAATACCAAACAAAACTAAATTTTGTGGTAAACACGTCCAGGATAAATAATCTAAGGTAAATGTAATAATGTCAGCGACAAAAGTTGATTTAGCAAAAGCTATTTTATTATGGAATGGAATTTTATCTTTATCGAGTATACCACTACTCGCGAGTGAATATTGGTCTAATGTGATCTTTTTATTGTTTATTATACCTAATGTTTTGGGTATGATGCCAAGAGGTGGTAAAGTATGGGGACGTCTTTCCCTTGATATGCCTTTCCTTTTGATATCGACTATAATAAGTTTAGCTTTTACACTCTTAATTACAGAAACGAACGAAAATATAAAAGAAGATTTTGTTAGGTTCGGTAAAAATACACGGAGTACAGTGACTGTTGTTGGACTTCGGGCATTGGGATTAACCATTGGGTTTATAATTTCTTATTTATTGTTTGGTGGTGATAAAATGTATTCACACTTTAATTCTAATTAAGCGTATCTTTTATACAAAAAGAATGCAATGGCGGCGACTGCACCAGTCGAACCCAAACCAACGGCACTTCGGTTCCCTTGGTCGTTAAGAAATTGTGGTACGAAATTTGCGAGTTTTTCTTGAACTGGCTTACTAATCGCTATCGCAGTACAAACAGCGACCACGAGAGCTTGAAACTGATCATCAGTTAAGTTAAATGGGTTTTGACTAGAATTCTTTTGTCTAGACTCGTTTGGTTGTTGAAGACCCATCATTGGTGATTGCGCTTGCGCCTGTGTCATTCGTGGGTCAACTGCCATCATTGGTGGTTCGAGGGGTGATTCTGCTTGCATAACATCTTGAATTGGAGTAGAGTCCATAGTACTTTGTTTAAAATCAATATTTTTTTCCGATACAATATTCGGCGGTTCTATAATAGGTTGTTGTCCTTTTTCTATGAAATTCGTAGACATGTTATTATTTAATGCTACCATACCATCGCTATTCTCGGAAAGGTTTAAAGTACTCACGTCAGTTGACATTTATATGTGCAAAGTTTTTTGATTTTTTACGTTTACGCGTTAGCCTGATTATTTACTTACCTTGATTATGTAAACTATCAATAAAAATATTAAAATTAGTAAAACTAATAATTTTATATAATTATAATTAGTATTAATATCGTATCTTTCTAAAGCTGCTTTAGAAAACTCTCTTCTATATTTATAATGTCCTGTATCACTACTTATAGCGTTATTGGTTTTTAATTTCTTTACATCACCATTGGTTGGTTTCAAATAAATTGGGGTTTTGTTATAATTTTTAATGTAAATTAAATTTAATAATATATCTTCACCGTTCCATACTGGTTTAGCTTTCAAGGCGAAGTCATTCATCTTATGTTTTTCGTTCATGAAATCTTTACATATCGATTTGTTTGTCATTAAAATTTGAGTTAATACAATTTGTTGATCGCCCATTAAAAACTTTTTATTTGAATACCCTTTGGTTTCGGAAACGTATCTTTTTTCTGAACCTATAACCACATTAGGATTCTTTTTATACTTTTTGTACATTTTGTTAACGTAATTTTCTGACGGTAACATATCGTCATCAATTATTAAAATACAATCGTTTTTTGCATCGCACGACCTAGAGAATCGTAAAGCGACACCTAATTTTGTGTTCATATTTTCATCACGATAATGTTTAACAATTTTTAGTTCTGGTGTTTCAAAGTATGTTTTACTGTTACCGTGAGATACGATGACTTCTGAAACCAATTTGTAATTAACAATTTTTGGTAATATGTCGTTTATTATATTATCGGGGCGTTTCCAATTTAATATGATAACACTTATCATTTAATGTAACAATTTAAAATAATTAACTGATTAGTTTGTATTTAGGGTATAAACACCCAAACGTTTTTATAATTCGTGGTAAATCGTTTAACTTATCGTAGTCACACATGTCTTCATCTACGTATATGGTTTTTGTACTATGACAAATATCAACCAATACACGGTATCCTTCATCGCTTTCACCACCTGATGTAATTTCATTATATGCTGGATAAACTAATGGTGTAATAATATTTTTATGTAATAATTGTTTCGATAAAGTTCGTAAACTATTCATTTCTTCTTAATAACTTTTAATGTGGTCGTTTTTTTAACTGTGTTACGATCACCCAATTTCAAGTTACCGTGTTTTGGATTAAACATCTTCTTATGTGTTTGCCAATATTGTGGTGCACCAACCTTAAAGTTTTTCCTAATCTTTGCTTTGTACCAAAAAACACAATCTTCTATTCTATTACTCTTAGACGTGTTATCTAATACCAAACACTCGTAATTTTCAGTACAAGAGTCCATCACTTTATTGAACATCTCAAACGTTGGAAATATACCAAAAAAGTTTTTATATAACTTCTCACGATTTTGAATTATATTTTCACGCAAAATAAAAATGTAATCTATATTCGCCCTGAGTGCTGGAGGAAGATCCATACAATATTGCATAGTTAACATGAAAAATATCTTCCAGTGACGACCGTTCATAAAACATTGGCGAATACACGTATCTTTCATGAATTTAGAATCATACATACAATCATCTAAAAGAAGAAACGCACCAGAGTTTGGCTTACCCGCACCAACAAGCTTTTTCTGTCTATCCATAACGCGTTCGATAGCTTCTCTATCGTAATCACCGTATATGAATAGGTCGGGTATATACTGTTGATAATAATGATTACCTTCCTCTGTAGCAGATAGAACTATTCCCGCTGGTAAATGCTTTTTGTGGTACAGAATATCAGTAACGAGTGTAGATTTACCGGTATTACGTTTACCTATAAAAACACATACTTTATCATCAGCCATGCTTTCAGGTTTGAACTTTCGTAATTGAATATTCATCTACCATAACGCCTCGTTTTAATTTATAAAATTTTACTCACATAAAGTAAGAATGGCTGGTAAATTGAACCTTGCTGTCACTGGTATCCAGGACCAATGGCTTACTGGTGAACCTGAATTTTCATATTTCCTGATGAATTTTAAACGACACACAAAATTTTCAATAGAAGCCATAGAAACACCGTTCAATGGTGATCCTAATTTCGATAGCTCCGTTGAGTCTAATATACCAATGAATAAGGGAGATCTTATCAGAAGTATGATGCTTAAATTTACTTTACCTAGACCAACGGCACCGGATAAAACGTTTACAGTTTCAGAATCAGGTGGTAAATACTTTATAGACGGTGATCAACAGGCGACACTCACACTTTATGAAGGTACGACGTATACCTTCAACAATGCAAGTCCAACACACCCGTTTAGATTTGAGTATGCCCCACCCGACGAATTACCACCCGTTGACGGTGTCGGTACTCTTTACAATTATAAGAGGTACACAAGTTTGGATACAGCAGAGCATTACGTGTATAAACTATGGAAAAATTCAGCAAACAACTGGGCAGTACCATCTACACCGTCAACTAACACGATAAAGGTTTTGAAAGTATCTCCCTTTACCTGGTCTGATAACGATACAACTGACGCTTTCCCGAATAGTATTGATACTACAACGTACCCAGGTAAAGTATCTCTGAGACAGTCTAGTGGTGAAGCTTATAGATTTAGTGTACCTTTATCTGGAGATTATACAACGGGTGTTACGAATCCGGGTACAGCTACGGTTACTTTTACACCAACATATAGTTCAAGTACACCATCGACATTATACTATTACTGTTCTGTACACCCCGGTATGGGTGGTCAAATAGACCTTAAAATAGTAAGTTATAGAGAATCTATAGGTGCTCAAATAATAGAATACGCCGATTTACGTATCGGTGGTCAGACTATACAGCGTTTGACCGGGGACTACATATACATGTATAACAATATACACAGTAACGAAGATGATATAAAACAAACCCTTTACTTCTTAGCCGGACATGGAAATTACATAAATGTATCGTACGATTGGGATTATAATATTTTATTACCCTTTTACTTTTTAAGGCACCCAAGTTTAGCAATACCTGTATGCGCACTAAGTAAACAACAAGTTCAGGTCGAAATAAAATTTAAAAAATTGGACGACGTTGTTCTAACATATACAAGGTCTAACAATGCGATATCAGATCCACCTCCAAATGTTTCATCGTCTATCAAAAAAGTATCACTGGTTTCCGATTTCTTTTTCATAACCGAGAATGAAAAAAGATTCTTACAAACGCGACCAATCGAATACGTTATATCACAAATTCAAATGTCACAGTTTAAGTTTAACCCAGGTGTATCTAAAAAATCGGGTATGTTAAATTTTAAACACCCGGTCAAGGAAATGTTTTTTGTAGCGATAAGTGATGATCTACATAAATACGAAACGATAAAACACGTTACCATGAAATTTAACAATAATAAAATCATCGACGCAGATACTTTAATGTTGTGTTACGAACAACCATTGAAATATTACACGGGAATAACAAACGGTAATTTCGGTGTGTATAGTTTTTCAATGAAACCCGAAACGTATTACCCGACCGGTCAAGTTAATATGAGTAGAATAGCACACAATTTAATCGAAATGGAACTCGATACACCGGACTCTAGTTTTGGTCACAAAGTGTATGTGTATGGAGTAAACTATAACGTGTTAAGAATAGAAAGCGGACTTGGTGGTTTAAAATTTTAGTGAGTTATACTAGTAATGGCTGGTCGTGTTCAATTAGAAATATCTGGTCCACAGGACGCCTTTTTTACGGATGATCCAGAATACACATACTTCGTAAAAAATTTTCAAAAACATACTAATTTTGCACCTTTTTTTACAGATTTAGACGTGGAAGGTGAAGTGGAATTTGGTAACACTATAAGGTGTACCATACCACAAGATCAAGGTGATCTTCTTAAAACCGTGAGTTTTAAATTTGAATTATCTAGCATACAACAGAATTTAGTGAACAATATTGAAGGTATAGGATACGTCGAGTCTATAGGACACGCTATTATTGAGTATGCCGAAATACTAATTGGTGGTAAAACAATTCAAAGAATACCGAGCGATTTTTTAGCGATTTATTTCGATAATTACGTATCGCATACAAAACAGGAAAACCTTGCTAAACTTATTGGAAAACCTCCGGGAGAATTGTCGGGTACAAAGGTTAAACATACAAGTATAGCAGGGTATTTAGGAGTCGCTACATCTAACCAGAAATTTTTCGTCGATATTCCTTTTTACTTTTACAATAATCCCGAACTTGCCATTCCTGTATTTGCGATAGATAAACAGGAAATTGAAATTGTTATTAAACTTAGAGAACTTAGTGATTGTGTATGGGGATACCACTCTGCAAATAGTGAAGTTTATTATTTGAGTGATTATTTTCAAACAAAAGGTCTCATAAAAGAGGCGAAAATAACGACCGAAATGGTATCGTTAGTGCAAGATGAAAAGGATAATATAAAATCTAAAAAAACAAGTTATGCAATTACACAAATTCAAGAAGTTAAGGATATAATACCCCAAGATGAAAATATAAACAGTGTAGTAAATACAACACACAGACTTAATTTTAAAAACCCCGTAAAGGAACTTTTTTTTATAATTCAAAGACTTAGGAAGGTAGATCTTTATTCTGTGAACCCTATTCCTGTATTTGTTACTAATTTTGATTACGATTCCCTTTTTCAAGTATTTGGTACCACTAACGAATATACGAACTTTGAGAATTTACAAAAACTTTCTTTAACACTAGACGATACCGATGTTATTAGTGGAGCGGCTGGTGAGGTTATTAATTTACGCGCGGTTCAAAGCGGTGTACACCATACAAGAACACAACTATTTAGAAGGTACTATTCGTATAGTTTCGCTTTAGAACCCGAACGATGGTACCCAACAGGGCAAGTTAATTTCAGTTTAATTAAAGACCAAATACTCAAACTTACAACAACACCGGATAATGAGGCTGCAAGAGAACTTAGAGTTTTGGCACAAAGTTATAATATACTCCAAGTGGATAACGGTATTGCAAAATTACTCTATTAAAATGACACTTCAACAAGAAAATGATGCAAGTCTACTTATACAGGAACAAATACAGGATTCAGCATTAAATATTATACAACCAGTTTTAGAACAGGCAATGGTACTTGCAGCAGGGTACGCAAAGGCGTGTGGTAGAGATACACTTCTTGGCGAAGACATGGAATACGCTATGAAGTACTGTGCTATGAACCAAGTAGGTAAAAATACAGGGTCTCTTTTTCCAGAAATATACGACGAAGATACGGATAGTGAAGATGAACTCGAAATTATAGATGAAGAAGAAGAAGATATTGAATTTACAAGGTATTCAGGTAGAGAATACAAGTTTGTTAAAATGAACATGGCGTATGATAATTGGAAAGAATGGGTGCCGAAAAACCCGACAGAACACATGTTAAAAAATGCTATAGATAGTAATGAACACCTCTAATCCAGAGGGATCTAACATCGAATCGTCATTTTTTAAAATAACTTGTGGTAGCTCAAGTGAAAGTGAAAGTGAATCCGATACTGAAACCGAATCCGAAAGCGAATCTTGTTCTTCAGGGGACAGTGAACCTAAAATGCTTAAGGGTTATTTAAAAAATACTAAAAAGTATAAAAAAATTTTATTCGAAGATACTTTGTTCCCAGAATAAAATCTACATTTATAGTATAAAAAATGTCTGCTCAAGAAACTGCTATGCTCGTCGCCCGTGAACTCGAAGGTCAATCCCTCAACGCTATCGTTGCCGGCTTCTCATTTGCCGCCGCCCTTTCGTGGGTCGATTTGGTGAGATGGATCGTCAACCAAGTTGTCAAAGTTAACAAGAACGGAGGCATGAACTACACGCTCACCGCCGTATTCACCACTCTTTTGTCCATCTTCGTCTACTTGGCGGTGTCCAGAGTGTCTTCTAAGGTACAAAGACCACAACAACCAGTCTTCGCTATTACGAAGTAACTTTTTGGGGTTTTTTAATAATAAGTAATAAAAATATTGCCATAGAAACTAATAAAAATATAGATATAAATGCATCCCATTTATGACTATCCTCTTCTTCTTTTTCGAGGATATTCATAGGTGTTTTCAAAGTCTCAGATATAATTTCTTCATCTGTTTCTTCATTAGATAATCTAGGTATATTAACAAATTTATCAGTCGAACACGTAACGGCAAGTTTTAATATATGATTTGCATTTCTAAAATTATAAGGTATTAAACGATTATTACTACTATAATAAAATTGAACACGTAACTTCGATATCGTTTTGTGTTTACCCGAATCAAAATTGTGTTCTACAGCATCGTCCACACCCGAATAATTTATAACATCACCACACAAAAGTATTCGACCAGTGTAAAAAGGTAAATCTGAAAATATAGATTTATTAAAATCGTCAGAACCACTGCTCAATTTTACTATAATAGCATCTGCACCTTGCAAATTAACGCTACCCGTTTCCATTTTAAAAGGAGAAGTGGATGTAGAAAATACGTTACTTGCAGTTAGACCTAATACATCGTGTGGTGTTGTTTTACCACTCACGGTTGATTTATACCCATTTTTACCGTTATAGAAATCAAAACTAAACTGATTTGGACCTTCAAACGTCATGGCATTCGTATCTTTATCGTACGTAGATGCAGATAACATGCTATTTGAATTTACAACAACATTTGAAGCTAAATCTTTACCGTCATAGTTTCCATTTGGTATTGTTATATCATAATTAGTAGACGAACTATTAATAGTGAATGTATTGTTTCTATCGTTTATGAGATACTGACTATTATGAATACGTGCTGATATTAATGATATTTTACTAACATTGTAAATAGGCGTTTTTAAATTAACTATATAATCACTTGGATTAGGATAAGATACAGCGTCGCGTTCTCCACTATCTATATCTAAGGTATGTACCTTCATTAAAATAACGGAGTATTATTTTAATGAGTGTTTTAACTTGATGTTTTCATTTTTATTTAACAGAGGCTATGCGAAAGGGGGTTATTTTGGAGTTGTCTTTTAGCAACCCCCAAACCATCCTGGGTACTATTAGGGTTAAGATTACCTTTATAAGCATTGAATTGGTGATAATCATTGTTTTTGTAATGCTGTGTCCACCCACCGTCTGCCGAGTTTACACGACCATCTATACGTGTTGTATCAGAACGAACACTCGTAACCATACCACCTTGGTTAAGTGGATCGGCACGAACATTCATACGACCTGGACCAGGTGCGCGACCCGCTTTACCTCTTCTATCATCTGGTCTAAATCCGTATTTACCAAGTTCACTCGATGTGTATGCATCCCCATATACACGCTTTTCACCGATTTTAGAACCTGGAGAATTCAAATAACCATGGGCAAATTTATGAATACCCGGTTCTGGATTATTTTGGTATTGGTAAGCTTCCATGTTACCATCCTTTTTGTTTCTAGTTGGTTCAGCAGCTCTCGTGAGTGCCGAAACTGTTCTTTTTGCCGATGCTGTAGAAAGTGTATCTGTTCTAGAACCAGTTTCTGATCTGTTTGTTGTTCTTTTTGTTCTTTCGTGTTCAGTTCGCGCTATTCTACCTGAAAATCCCTGTGCTCGACCACCCGTATTTGGAAGACGGTCTGGGAGATAGGCAGTTTTCTCTGGTCTATTATGACCTAATTCTCCAGCAATACCTCTTCGACCACCTTTACCGTCAAAGGCGGGACCACTTCTCCCTGGTAAAGTTGTTAATCTATACGCACCAACATTTTCTGGGTTAATACGTAAAAGTTGGTGATGTCCACCTATAGCGGGTACATCTGGACCAACACCAAGGGCTGGACCTACATTTGTTCTTTGAATTGGTGAAAGGTTATTCATAATTCCTCCATCATACATTCTATTTCTCATTTCTAAGACTTCACCACCCGATGATCTACCTTGTTGAGATATATCACCGAACGACGAAACTTCAGTTTTAGACATATATTCTGATTCTACGAGGGGTGAAGTTTGTCCCAAAAAATCGTCGTCTATAGTTACATTTCTATTAGATTCTGGTCTAACGTCAACTTGATCTGCTATTTGAGCAGCTTGAAGAGTATATTGTTCTTCTGAATTTTTACTGAGTTTACGACCTGCATAAACTAATCCTGCAATCGCAAAAATCGATAATGGGTCAGCCATTCTTATTTCTTATTAACATTTTTATTCATGTACCTTTTACCGAACATACCATTTTGTACATCGGCACGTGTACTCGCGGGTTCGTAACTTTGAGTTCGGAGTGGAACTTTACACTCAATATGTTGAAGTGGGTGAAAATTTTTTTCATAAGTCTTTGCCAAAACCTTATTGAATCTTGTCGTTGATTGTGGACGAAGCATGTCACTTGTCTCTATATATTGGGCTGGGGATCCCTTACCTGCCATGTATGGGGCAGTTCCGTATAACATGGTATTTGGTCTCGATGAACCATAGTTTAGTGTACTGGGCTGGGGGTATAAAAAAACCTCTTCAGTCGCGCATGTATTTGGAATAGCTTTGTCTTCGACTATTTTCAATCCTGGCTGGAGTTGGTACGCCATTTACTATTACAAAAGATTTTGTTTAAGCAAATCGAGTATCTACTAATAAGTAAAAAAAAACAATTTTTTAAGGGGAAAAGCTAGCTGGTGCTCTACTTCCATGAACACGAGAATCTCCATCTGGATCTAAACCTCTGAATGCTTCGAGTTGTGCACCTCTCGCATTTGGATTACACATACCTGGATTTTGTCTACACGTTTGTTCTCTCTTACCATGTATGAACTCGTAGTGAGAATCGGCTGTTAACGCAACGTCTGGAACAGATACAAATTGTCTAGACATGGCATTTCTGTGGTGTTCTGGTGCTGAAGATCTCGATCGAGCTGGACCATATTTAACACCGTCAGTTACTAAATTATTAACGCTTGTTTGTACTGTTGGGTAATAACAAGATGATGGTCTATCTGGTCTGTCCCCAAAATCCGACATGAGAACATTTCCCATGGGATTATCTTTTGTTGGCATTTGACACTGACCGTATTTGTATTCTGGTTGGTTTATTCTGGCAAGGGATTCCTTAACCATATTAGATTTTTCCATTATGTAAAGTACACCTAGTGCAGTGGCGCCTATAACAAATATACGCACGTCTCTTTTTATTAAATATATTATACATGTCGCATAAATTATAAAACGTGCTGCCGAATTTACACGTTCTTCTGATGATTGTGTACTGGATGGCCAAAAATTTAAAACTTTATCTGAACGAATGAGTTGTTTAGGATCGTCGAACCACGATGTCATTTATATAATAGGAGTTTATTTTTTACCGTTGCCTAACATTCCACCGAGCATACCTTGCATTGTTTTCATAAGTTGGGCTTCGTCCATACTATTGGCATCGTCACCCATATTATCAGCACATTGCTTAGCAACTTTTTCAATCATGTTAAGTGTTTCGGCTGGTATAGTTTTAATAGTTGTACCGAGCATATAGAGGGTTTGTACATACTGCCAGATAGCGTCTTTTGTGTTTTCGGAACACCCTCCCCAATGTTCTTTCAAGTTAACACCTTTCATAAAATCGAGATTTTTAGATTCGTTAATAAAAAATGTTTCATCTTTTGAAGAAATTTTATCCGCATACGGCATTACATTAGACATGAAACCATCGACGACTAATCTTGGATTGGTATCTTTCATAAGATCAAATGCAGATCTACATTTTTTTAATCCTTTCTCTTCTGGGAAAGTCTGTTGCAATTCATCAATGAATTGACCCATCATTTCAGTGAAAGCTGTTACTGAAGTCATTTTTATAATAATTATACTAATACTATCTTTAAGTTATATTTAAAATGGTTCAGATGATATAGTCTCTTTCTTACCCAAACCGTTAGATACTATCAAAAAAACTAATATTGCAACAAGTGCAGCTGGTTTTGTGTACGCACTCATGGCGAGCTTACCTTCGTTATTTAATTTTGCTTTAAAATGTATATATCCTGCTGTGATAAAGCCGGAAATTATACCGGCCCATGCTGGGTCTCTTAAATAGTCTTCGAACTCCATTTAATATAATTGAGGTTTTTTTCTATGGGCATCGGGTGCATCTGGAAATAAAACACCTTCGTCTCGGTTTTGTACTTGTTGTCTTTCGTTAGTGTTTATAGTTTTGAATTCGTTATTGTAAAAGGAGGATGATGGTTGATTTACGTTTGTTTCCATATGTTCTTCACCGTCAGACATTTGCATGGGTTGTTC